GCGTTGTGTATGTACTCCAGGATTGCGAAATCTGGCCGGCGCTGTCTGCGGTTCCGGCGTTACTTTGCAATTCTATACGGTGTCTCAGCGCGCCGGATCGAACCATAAAAACCCTTCACCTATTTTGTAGTGCGCTAGGATGTTTTGTAATGCCAGGGGAACCACTGACGCAACATTATTAAACGCCACCGCTTCACGATGCTCGAAATAATGCCCAACTAACAGTAATGCGGCCTGTTTGATTCCCTCCGGCGTTGCGGTTGAATCCCCATAGCCACAAACAAACCGAATTTCAACAGCGTCAATTTCACGCCGGCTAACCGGCCAAACTTCATCGAACGCCGGCTGTATAATACCCGGTTCCCTGGAATCCGAAACCTTATATTTGCTACTCGATAACGTTTGCTGCGTGCCGTCCGTATCGATGTATTTAATATGGGTGATCGATTGTAATTGCCCTTTAGGGATGTTGATTGCAACCCGCCCGGCTGGGAATCTATCAACGATTAAATCATAAGTAGCTGTACATATCTGGCGGCCCGTTTCCGCTTCTATGTACATCCTAGCCGCTGTAATATAATCGTTTATCTGCGTATCAAACGTTGTTTCGCTGGAATCAATCGCAATATGCTTTTTAACCTCGGTTGAATCAATAGGTTCATCCGTTGGCGCTGTTATTGTTTTGATTGCGTAGTTATTACTCATCAACTACCTTTTTGGCTCGTTTTTTTGGTGCTTTACGCGCGGCCGATTCAACCACCGGCCGGCGGCTGGGGGGTTTACCCCCAACCGCTTTAGCCTGGTTGGAATCTAAAAGCCTTTTACCTTCAGCATCAGAAACCTCGATTATATCGCCAACGGATTGGCTAAAACTGGTTCCCGCTCTGCTTACTAATAATTCAACTTTCATAATTTCCCCTTTTGGTTACGCCTGAATTAGGTGTTTGATTGGATTTGTTCCCGCGTCCAATAAAACGCTATCATGTCGGCTAAACGCTACAAACCCGGTTTGGTCATAGTCTCTATAGCGCTCATCCATACGGGCAAGTTTAACCCCGCCAGCGTCACGGATTAAGAACTTAGAGAAATCACCAAACAACACGGTTTTTTCGCCTGTAGCAATGCTACTGGCCATTTCCTGGTTAACTACAACGGGTTTACCTAACAACATATCAGGGGCGTCGGATGTTAAACCCGGTTGCCATAGATATTGATTGTTGGAATCCTTCAATTTGCGAACAGCAGATTTAACGCTGTTGTGCATCATGAAACCGGCGCTGCTAGCGTCCTGATAGGCTGGGTCTACGCTTGCGAGTAGATCAATTAGCTCATCCATAGTTATAGCCGTTGCACTTGCAGCGGTTACGCCCAGGGTTGAACCCGTTACGATACCTTCAGGCTGACTAGATCCTGTACCGGTTGTGAAATGTTCCGCAGTAATGCGGCCAATTCTTTCACCAATCATAGAACCAATTTCAGCACCTAGATTAAACGCGCTGTCCTGCATCAACTCAGCCGAAACGCGGATTAGCTTAGAACTGTATTTGTAGGCGTTTAATGTAACGCTTCCATATACTACATCCTGTTCGCTAACCTGGGTGTTTTCCGCTAAGATTGCACCCTTGTTGCTAGTGTCGTTAACGGTTGGCCAAGGAATATCGTTACCCGATGCCGTCCGTAAAACTCGACTAACTCGGCGAGGCCCGCCAAATGCTAACAATGCCCGTTCTAGTTCATTACTGAAACCTTCGGGGATTGTGTATCCACCGGCCGCGTCCGTTGTGCTTTGGGCGCGAAATTCACCACCAAAACCACGCGCGTTGTATGTACCGGCTTGGCGGTAATCAATTTCGAAAAACGCTTTGCGGGGATCTACGCCGCAACGTTTCGCCGCGCTGTATAGATCGTCGGTTACATCCTGGCCAGATTGGAAACGACACCATGCAACCAATGCTTTAGACTTCGTATCGTCCGTGATTGGTTGCGGTTCGTCGTTTCGTTTAGCTTGCCATTCTGATTTTTGGCGTTCTTCGCTGATAGCTTCCAAACGCGCTGAAACGTCTAGTTGTTGTTGTGTCGCTGCTTGTGATTCTAGAATTGAATCGTATTCAGCGTTTACAACATCCCATCGTTCGCGTTCTTCGGCGCCCCAACTATCCTGACTATCGCCCAGGGTTTTAATTTCAGCCGCTAGCGTGTTACGCTGCTCCTGTAGTTCTTGCAATTTATCAACTGCCATTTTATCACCTATGAAATAAGAGGTTTCACGGTGCGCCATAACAAATAGGCCCACCTATAAACAAAAATATTGCCTATAGCCCCGGCCTAAACGGCGTTGCTTTAGAATTTTACCGGGTTTGGCTAATCGCCGCCCGATGATTGGAATTATCTATAAATCACAATTGGCGTCAAGTTTAATTTGTGCCAATCTGATTTTAACCCGGTCAGATTCCGCAAAATGCTCTTTTTCCCAATTGGAAACCGCTTGTTTTGCTTCTTCTAAATTTTCTTTGGATCTCATGCCGCTAGTGGCGCTTTCGTACGCTGGATATGTCACAACGGAAACATCAAATAGATTAGCGTCCGTTATATTGCGGTAAGTTTGCCCCTCGCTGCGTTCTATTTCCTGGCCGCTACTGTTTACGCTAAACGCAAAACTAGAACCGCTAACGTCGCCCCGGTTTACGCTTTCGGCTAAATCTTTGGCCGTTTGGGTGTTGGGCAAATCGACGTCATAACGCAACCCGGTAGAATCCGTAGATAATCGCAATGTTCCCGAAGTGGTGCGGCCTAATACGTGGTTAGGGTCATGGTTAAACAGCGCCCTAACGTCTTGGTTTTCTGCTAATGCTCTATCAAACGCCCCTGGTTGGATCCGTTCAAAGTAATTATCCATCAATTGGAATTGTGTTCCTGGATCCTCGGCCCGATGGAATACGGCCGCATACCCGCTAATCGTGGTTGTGCCGTCCTGCCTGGTTTCAACCGTTACGGGTTGTTGGTTTGGAAATATTTTAGCCATCGTTGAAAATCTCCTGTTTATATCTTGCGATAGTATCCGCTGAATAGTCTTTTAAAACGGTTTTTAACGCCGCTGTTCGTTGCTCCGGTTCGCTGCTGGTTATTACGTCCTCTATACGCTCGCCCATTTGATTAAATACAAACTGCCCTAAACGCTGTTGTATTTCCTCGGCATTGGCCCCGCTAATGGCCGCAATTAGGTTTACACTATCGCCGGTTTCGGTGCGCAGCTGCTTATTTTCGTCATCTAGGCACGTTTCAACCCAGTTAAAAAAGCCCTCTTTGCCGGATTCCCTGGAAACTTTACGCGCCAGATACCCGGTAAAACGGCCTATAGCCGCATCTAATACCTTATAGGCCGGCTCTAATTGGTCATTTCGGAGCATTTCCGGCACTTCTTCGATTACTTCCGGCTCTTCCTGATCCGCATATTCCATATTGAGCGGCCGTAAATATTTACTGCCCATCTTATCCGGCCGCGGGTTTAGATTCTGCATTGCCCGCACTTCATCCGGTGACAATATCCCCGCTTCGATTCCGGTTCTATAAATCTGGTATTGTGTCGCAATGTCGGCGGCTATTAACGCCCCAACGTTAAATTCTATAAAGTGGCTGTTCGATTCCTGCTCCATTGGGGCAAGGATCTTTAAATAACATTCGCTTTCAATAGTTTTTAACCATGCTGATAGACAATGATTTAAATATGATCGGTTTTCCTGCTCTAGTGAATTATAGCTGGCGTTTGAATCATCGCCCAACTTGTGCGGTGGGATGTTAAACCACCTGGCAACCTCTTTTACTTGCTGGGTACGCGCTGCAACCATCTGCGTCTGTTCTGGCGTGAACTGTGCCTGGTGGAACTTCGCCCCGTCCCGCAGAATTACGGTTTTAAAACTTGTATCTAGCCCTTCGTAAGTTTTACGGAAACCCGCTTCTAGATTGTCGGCGCCTTGTTTCTGCATCCCCGCCGGCATTTCAAGAATACCGCCAATGCGGCCGCCGTTGCTAAAATACTTACTAGCGAAATTCTCCGCCGCTATTGATAGTGCAAACGATTCCCGCGCCTTATAGATCAACTGGCAATCACTTAACCCGTTTACGCTGATTTGCTCCAGGTGCAAAATATTAGACGCTGCAAACCCTTTTAATTCCCCGCCGATCTCCGATACATAAAACAGCACGCCCGCCTTGGTTCGATGGGGGCTGGTTCGATCCGGTAACAATGGCAATAGGGAAATAGGGTTGCCGGTTTCGTCGCGCTCAATTAGTGCATATGCGTTAGACCATAATAGGGCGTGTGTCATCATTCGCCGCCAAAACTTAAACGCGCTCATTTCGCTATTCGGCCGATACTTTAATAATCGTTGCCCTGGGTGGTTCTCATCGATTACCCGCCCTTTGTCGCCTTGCTCCGGGGTACGCTTGTAAATGTTTAGCGGTAGCTTGGCAACATCCCCAGATATTAGATTGATTGCCTGGAATACCGGCGCGATAGCTAGCGCCCGCTCAGGACTAACGGCAATCCCCCCGCCGCTAATGTTGCTATTGAATATTTCGTTGAAAACCTCAGGGCTGCCCAGGGGTATGTTGGGATTTTCTATTGCCCGTTTCGCATCAATACCCGCCCCGATAATATAGGTTTTGTTCATAATAACTCGATTGGGTTTTCATTGTAATAATCGTATGTTTCCGCTGGTTCCGCTTCGGCCGTAGCCCGCCCAATACCCATGATAGCCGCTACAATTCCATCAATTTTACGCTGTGATTCTGAACCTGGTTTCACCGGTCTTTTGTTATTGTTGGCGTCGGTTTTGATGGTAACGCTTGCAGCCTGCCAGTTTAATATTGGGTTGTTTAAATGTCTTAATTTCTTAGCAATAACCAGCCGTTCAAATTCTGCTGTGGGGCCGGCATAGTGCATAATAGTTTGAGGAAAGTTTGTACGTAAACAACCAAGTTGGTTTTCTATTCTGGTTGTTAGATCCTCGGCGTACATCCTATCGTAGACTATTTCGGTTATTATATATATTTCCGCTAATTCTGCTATACGATTTTCAATATAACTATAATCGATAACCTCGCCGGGTATCAACTCAAGCCAGCCGTCATTAGCCCATTGCATATATGGGGCAATATGGCTGTTGTTCTTTGCGGCCGCTTCCGGATAAAAAAAATACGGTAATAGTGTGAACTCGTCGCCGTGTGTAAAAACTAATACTACCGCCGTCATATCCCTAGTACGGCTCAGGTCTATACCGGCAATACACTCCATCCCCGCTAAATCATCGGGATCCGTTTCAACGGCGCAATTATTCCAATCCTCGATACGTAACCAGGGGCTTTCGCTAGTACCCCAGATATTCAACCGATACATTTTGAAATTCTGCCAATCGGATAGGCTACGCCGCGCCCGCTGCATAGATTTTGTAAATTCATCCTGGCTAATGATTGTTCCCATCGACGGGTTGGCGGCCTTCCAAACGTCCGGGTGTTGTAACTCGTCATCCGTTAATTTTGGATCCGCGCCATATTTCAAAAAAAAGAACTCGTGGTCATCAATCGCCCCGCTGTTTACCTTTTCGCCGTATTCCCATTGTCGCCGGCCGTAGCCTATGGGGTTGTTTCCAGCCGTTGAAATCTCAAACCGCATCCATTCGCTACGGCTAATTCCTGCGTGTTCTATGGCGTTGGCGGTTCGTGGGTCCAATACATGGACCTCATCAACAATACAGGACCCGTTTAAACCTTCCAGGGATTGATAATTAGAACCCGCTACAATTTGGTAGTTTGAATGTGTCGGTTCATAGGATACAACGCCGGTGCTGTTATTAATCATACATAATTGATTTAATGCCGGCGATTGCTCGACCATCATTCTAGCGTTTTTGTGAACGATGCCGGCTTGCTTGGAATCCCTAGCGCAGCTGTAAACGTGGTTCCCTGGTTCCCCATCGGCCGCCAGTAGATACAAACCAACAAACGCCCCCATTGGGCTTTTACCGTTTTTCTTCGGTAGCCAACATGACGCAATACGAAAACGGCGTATATCCCGCCCGTAAAACTCGGAATACGTCACCCAGCCAAACAGCCTATAAAATAGGTCTATCTGCCAATCCATCAATCTAACGGGTTTTCCGGCATAGTCGCCTTCATATAGACATAAATTAGATTCTATGAAATTACAAATATGCTCGCCGCGCGCCTCATCCATAAAATAGCCGGCGGCCTTGGCTTTTTCATCAGCTGCGTTACGGATCCAATCATCCATTTGTTAACGTTCCCTGGGTTGAATTTGCAAGACGGCCTCGGATGGTTTATCTACCGTGATTCTACCCCGGCTCGATGGCGTTAAACCAAATTCAACCAGTAGTTTTAAAGTACGATCAAACCAATCCCGCGCGGCTATATCGTTATGGTTTCGCCGTCCGTCGATTATTAGCCCCTCGGCCTCGCTGGCTACCTGGTAACGCCGCCAGTTGGCATAGGCAATAGATAATTGCTCTAATGCCATTTTGTCAGTCGTGGTTAATACGCCCAATTTATCTAATAATTCGCCGTAATACTTCCAGGCCTCAACGGCGTGTTTATCTTTTACCCATCCGGGTTTACGGTGTTTTTTTCGATCCGGTTTAGGGGCGGCATAATTTAATCTATCTGGGTTTTTC